AATCTTGGGTGTGCGCGTATCATTCGTGATCTCCGCAAAGCCTTTTTGGCTGAAGACTATCATGCTGCTGTTGATATCCTGTACGATGCGGTGTACGCTGGTGACACCATCACAATGGGTGTGGTGTATCGCTTGCTTCACAACAAGTCAGGGTGGGAAAACACTGGTCATGACAATTCGTTGTACTTTTGGCTTGCCCTTGCTGAAGCTGTTTCGACCTTAACTGGTCGGGATGCTGATGAAGTTCTCAAGTTGATTGTGAATGGGGACGATTTTGCGCTGTCTATTGATGACGACAATGTGGGTATTCGGCAAGTTCGCGACTACCTGGCTCAGTACCAGGTTTTGATCGCTTACGACAATGCTGAACCCTGTTGGGCGCAGGAGGTTGTCTTTCTTTCACATCATCTTCGTGAGCGTTTCGTTCGAGGTCATGGTGATCTCTTGGTTGCCGCTGGCAACTATTCGAAGCTCATGTCTAGTGTCAATTGGGTGAGGGTGAACAATTCTTTCTCTTTTGAGGAGTGTGTCCTGATGCACTTGCTTGGTCTTCGGATCGTGGTGTGGCCCTGGGAGTATGAGTTCCTTTTGTTGGAGGCTCGGATTGACTCGTACCTTAGTACGATTGTCCAGACGCCCCGCATTAGGGATATCCTAGGAGCTCGCATCTCGGTCGCGCAAATCGTGGATCTACATTTTCGTTGGGAGTCCCGCGCGTTTTTCGACGTGGACTCGACTGGTGCCGGCTTACTTGAACGTTTCAACGGCATAAGTCTGTGTGTGACGAGCATCATACAAAACAACAACAAAAATGCAGCCAGCGCTGTCGATCAAGCAGGAGCAGGCCCGGCGGGCAGCCCAGTCCAAGAAGGACAAGGCTGCTAGCAAGAAGGGCAATGGGACATGGGGACCGGCTCCCCCGCGTGCGCCCAAGAACGCACGCAAAGAGCCGGATGATCGGCGTGTGCCGTCGAACCTGATGCCTCGGGGTGTCCGGAACAACGGTCGCGAGTCTTTCCTCGGTGAGAATGTCAC